TGTTTCATTAGCACTAGATATTTATTACCACATTAGATAAGGAGAAGAAATGCCAAGTTTTACAACAACAACAAATATAACAACAGGAAGGGGAGACACTTTAACTGCAACAAAATCAGGGCAGTATGAAGATGTTTTTAATGTAAGGCAAGAATGTGATAATTCTAATGGTTTTATTACATTAGTGCTTGGTGGTTCAAAAGGTCAATCTGTATTAGAAGATTGTAAAACATTGATAATTAAAAACACAGGCATAGTATCTGCTGAAGTTCAAATCAGAACAGAGCAATGGGCAGATGGAACTCCTGATACTAATACAGATGGTGCAGGTGGTTTATCTAATCAAACATTTCTATTAGCTGTTGGTGATTATATGATGCTACCAAATTTTAGGCAGATAAACTTTGGCTCTACTGATGGTTCAGGTGCAAATGCTTATCAGCTAACAAATCAAGCACCTGAAAGAGATATTTCTTCACCTGTTTTATATGTTGCAGTTGATAACCCTGTAGGTGATGATGCACAATTACTTGATGAGGCAAGTAATATTAATGATACAGTTACTAATTTTACTGTTGATGATGGTGATTTTTTTAAAGTAGGAGATTTAATAAGATTAGATAATGAGATAATGGAAGTTACATCAATTTCTACAAATGAATTATATGTAATAAGAGGAACACATGGTTCAGCTAAGGCATCTCACAATGATGATGTAGCTATTAGATTTCCATTCTTTAATGCCTATGCAGATTTTGATAAATATACTACTGTACAAACAGATGCTTCAGGTAGATTTAAGTGTATGAACTTTTTTGGATATGGTAGAACAGATGGTGAAGCAGATGGGATTGTAGCAGGTTCAGTTTCAGGCAAATTTTATAGTGCAGGGTTTCAGGAATTTGGGATGTCAGGGGTCACAGCTTCAACTAAAACAGGACTAGCAGCATCAACTGCTTATGCTTTTGATATAGCAGTAGATGGTGGATCAGATCATACTTTAAGTTTTACTACAGATTCTTCTAATGGTAATTTTGGTGGGAATAATGGTTTAATACAGAAAATTCAAGCAGCACTAGATGAGCAGTTTTATACAACAAGTTCTAACTTGTTAAATAAAAAGGTTCATGTTGGTATAGTAAATGGTGATATAAGATTTACATCAGGACAACATTTATCAACATCAGCAATAGCAATATCTGCACCTGCAAGTGGCACTACACCTTTTGGAGTTGGTGCTATTAGCATGGCTGTAGGGGATATAGAAGCGGCTGTTCCTGCAAAACTTCCTGATGATACAATAAATGATAAAAGATCAAATGTATCAATACCAAATACAAGTGCTTTCTTTTATGATGATGGACATGGAAATATACTAGGTGCTTGTAGTGGAACAATAAATTATGAAACAGGTGCTATAGATTTACAAGGCTGTCCACCTAATGCTAATTTTGTTGTAGATGCTAATTATGGATCAGCACATTCAGGTGGTAATGAATATGCTAATACAGTAGGTAATAGCTTAGTTTCAGTAGCAGGTAGAAGTGTAAATAGTAAAATTAATGCAGTAATTGAAGTAATAGGATTAAAATAATATGCCTAAAAATAAATATAAAAAAAAGACCAAGAATAAAACTAAAAAAAAGAGGTATTAGATGGCAATATCATCAACTTATTGTACACATAGAGATTTAAAAGATATATATCCTAATATAGATGAATTTGATGTTAAGACAGCTATATATGGATGGACAACAGTATCGACTAATAAATATGCTGCACATAATAGTGGTCTTGTTACACAACTATTTGCAAATGGAGAAGATTTGGGACCAGCACAATCTGCTCATACAGATTTAAATGTTGAGGGAGAATGGTTTTATAATTCAGCAGAAGATGTGTGTTATTATTATTCAGCAAGTTCTCCTGCAGATAAACTAATGGAAGCTGGAGAAGAGTTTTCTACTCTTATAACTAGAATTATGAAAAATGCTTCTAGATATGTAGACTCTAGAATTGATGCAGGTATACCAAGAGATGCTTTTAAAGATAAAGAAGGTAATTATGATTATTTTCTTATAAGGACTACAGCAATTGTATCAGTTTATTTTCTTATTAATTCTACAATGCCCGGATCCGAAACATCAGCAAAGTTTTTAGAAGAGGCTAATTTTAACATAGATCAGATAAACACAGGAAAAACAAAACTTTCTTATCAAGTTTCTGGTGACTCTGCTAGTGGTGTTCTTAGAGAGGTCACATCTCCTCAAAATGCAAATGCTCTTTATATTGTTGATACAAGAGGACATTATACAGGAGTGTATGATTTAATGAAAATAGTAATTTCTACAGGAGGAGCTATAGGCACAGCTAAATTTGATGTATATCATGGTGACTCTACAGGCTTAAAGCAAAATAAAGTTATAGATGCAGAGCTTATTACAGGAAAATATCAAAATGTTGGCTCAGGATTACAAGTTAGATTTGCAGGTGCTAATGATTCTTCTGTGGCAACTGCCAATGATGAATGGGAATTAGAATGTTGGGGGCAATATGAGTCTTTAGATGATGCTCCTGGTAGTGGAACAAACACAAGGCTTACAAGGCGATCTTATTAATAAATGCCAACAACTTATGTAAATTATTGGAAAGAGATATCTGAAAAATTCCAATCTAAGTTTAGAGAAGAATTTGGTAATTCTATGCCAGTTTTTATAGGAGAAGGTGATTACTCTGGAAATCAATTTTTAAAAATAACTCCTGAGTCAAATTCATTGTCTGAAAGATATGTTATTGGAGAATTAAGAGAATATAATTTTAAATTTATTTATTATTTTATGGATGCAAATATAAAGAAAAAAGCTCTTATCCATATGCTTAGAATTATATGCAGAATAGAATCTTTAATTGCATCTAATAGAAGAATTGCTTTAACTAATTCTACAAGTATAGTCAATAGTATAATAAGTAGTTATAATATAATTGAAGGCTCTGAAGGATATGATTATTTAATAGATATTAATTTTACTTGTCAACATTTAGGAAATATTAGTTAAAGATGGGCGTTTCTTTTACAAATAATTGGGAAATTATTTTAAATAAACTTGAAAGCATATTTAGAACAGAATTTGGAAAGACTTTAAATGTTTACACAGGAATTAAAAATGATTTTAAAGGCAATCAATATTTAAGAATTTCTCCTTCTTCTAGTACATTTACAAATTATTCTTCTCATTTAGAATATAGAGAGTTTGGTATTAATTTAACTTTACACTTTAAAAGTCCTAATTCTAAAGAATCTTCTAATGATCAAGTTATGAGATTGATATCTAGAATAGAATCTCTTATTGTTGATAACTCTGCAATGACATTATCTGATAATAGTATTGCATATAATTGCAGAATTGATTCTACTGAAATAAATACTGAAAGTGAAAATGAGTATATAGTTTTATTTGATTTTAAATGTGTCCACGCTAATAGTAGCCTTACACCAACAGTAACAATTACAGCAGCAGAGGTTGCAGATGGTGCAACATCTTCTGATAGTGCATTATCTTTAACCTTTACTCTAAACAGAGATTCAGATAATTTTGTTGTTGGAGATGTAGATGTTACCAATGGATCATTAAGTAGCTTTAGTGGCTCAGGATCAGTTTATACAGCTACATTTACACCATCAACACAAGGTGCAACTACTATAAAAGTATTAGCAGATAAGTTTACAGGAATAGGTGCATCAGGTGGTAATACTGCATCAGATATATTTAATTGGACTTATGTGCCTAAATTTGTATTTACAGTTGAAATTCCATCAGATGATAAAACTTTTGCTTTACCAATAGTAGAAGTTGCAGGGCATACACCAAGTTTTAATATAGATTGGGGTGATAGTAGTAATGATGATATAACTGCACATGATGATTCAGCTTTAGATCATACATATAGCACAGCAGGAACTAAAACAATTACAATAGATGGAACAGTAAAAGGTTTAAAGTTTATTGGTGGTGGTGATAAGGATTTAATGAGAACTATAAGTAATTGGGGTGGATTAGATATTACAGAGCAATTAACTTTTAAAGGATGTACATATTTAAATGTATCAGCAAGTAATGCACCTACAGTAACTTCAACTAATTTAAATTCAACATTTATGGATTGTCCTGCATTAACAGCAATAGGGACAGGATGGAATGTTTCAAGTGTTACAAATATGCAAAATATGTTTCATGGTTGCACAAATTTCAATGGTTCTGACCTTGTAAATTGGAATACAGCCTCATTAACAAATATGAATGGCTTATTTGAAGATGCAAGTTCTTTTAATCAAGATATAGGTTCTTGGGATGTTGCAGATGTAACTAATATGGCAGAAGTATTTTATAAGGCATCATCTTTTAATCAAGATATAAGTAGTTGGAATGTGTCTAATGCTACTAGTATGTATCGCATGTTTACAAGTGCTATAGCTTTTAACAATGGTGGTAGTGATAATATTAAAAATTGGGATACATCTAGTGTAACTAATATGGAATCAATGTTTAGAGAAGCTTCATCTTTTAATCAACCTTTACCAACAGATGGTAATAAATGGAATGTTAGTTCTGTAACTACTTTTAAATCTATGTTTCAACTTGCATCTGTATTTAATCAAGATATTTCAAGTTGGAATGTAAGTTCAAGTGAAAGTTTTTATCAAATGTTTTACAATGCAGATGCATTTAATCAAGATTTATCAAATTGGACATTTACAACAGATGCTAGTAAAGATATTGATGCTTTTGGAATGTTTAGAGCTATGAATGTATTTAATAGTCCATTAAATTGGGGTAGCAAAACAGCAAGATTTACAAGAACAGCAGGAATGTTTTGGTATACAGAAAATTTTAATCAAGACATAGATGGATGGGATACATCTAATGTTACTGATATGAATAGTATGTTTAGAGATGCTACAGCCTTTAATCAATCTTTAAATAGTTGGAATGTATCTAGTGTTGAAAATTTTTCTTATATGTTTAATAATGCTAGTTCATTTAATCAACCATTAAATGATTGGGATTTTAAAACAAGTGGAGATATAGATATGAGGGCTATGTTTAGAGGTGCAGTTGGTTTTAATTCCTCTTTAGCTTGGTGTGATGGTGCAGGTAGGGCAAATAATACTGCAAGAGTTACAACTATGTGGTATATGTTTGATTTAGGTGGTTCTGATGTTTTTACAGGAATAGGATTAAATAATTGGGATACATCTAATGTTACTGATATGACTAATATGTTTTCATATACTGATGCTTTTAATGCAGATATATCTAATTGGAATACATCTAGCGTTACTAATATGTCAGCTATGTTTAGCCATGCTACAGCTTTTAATCAAAATATTAATAGTCAAGGTAAAAATGCATCTAATTTAAAAGGTTGGTGGAGATTAAATAATAGTTTAGAAGATGAAAAGGGATATAATAATGCTACTAATAGTGGTGCAAGTGCTGTTAGTGGTAGTGGAAATACAGTAGGTAGCTTAAATACTCACTCTTACGATTTTGAATCGACTGAAAGTGATTATATGAATTTAGGAGACCACGAATTTGCTACAACAGAAGGTAGTATGTCAGCTTGGGTAAAAATAGAATCTGATACAGATGATATTCAATCAATTCTTGCTAAATATGATACTCCAAGTGATAGAAGTTATCAAATAGGAATAAATGCAGATTTAAAACCATTTTGTAATGCTATGGACACAGCAATTTCTTTTGATTCAAATACTGCAATAACATCTTCTGATGCTTTAAGCACAGGAACTTGGTATCATATAGTGGGTACATTTTCAACAAGTGATACACATAAAGTTAAAATATATGTTAATGGTGTTTTAAAAGGCACATCTGCCAATTCACTAGATAGTGGAATACAGGATACATCACAACCTATTTATATAGGCAGAGATGGAGATGGTAATTATTTTGATGGACTTATACAAAATGTAGCAATATGGGATACTGTATTAACAGCAGAAGATGTAGAAGATTTATACAATAGCCTTGCACCTACTGATTTACAAGAACCTGCTTCTTATGATACTCCTAATGCTAAATGGAGCGTTTCTAAAGTTACCAATATGACAAGTATGTTTGAAGATGCTGATGCTTTTGACCAAAGTTTATCTGAATGGAATTTTGATGATATAACAGGCTCATCTACAGGATTTAATAATTTTATGAAAGATAAAATAAGTAGTGATAAATATAGCACAGCTAATTACAATGCTTTATTAGTTCAAATAGAGCAAACTAATGAAGAAACTGATTTGCAATTACATGCAGGGGGTGCTAGTGGTGCAGAGCCAACAGGTGCAGGAGATACTGCAAGAGCTGCCCTTATTACAAGAGGATGGACAATAACAGATGCAGATAGCTAATGAAAGAAATTAAATACAAAAATATAAACAAATACTATTGGTGTGCTTGGGGTGGTGATGTAGTGCATTTTGGTAAATTAGAAAGTGGTCAAAGAGTAACTACAGGGCAACCTAATTTAGAAAATTATGCAACAGAAGAAGAATTAGAAGCTAAAGTTGATAGCCTTAAATCAGAGGATTATTATAAAGAGCATACTATGACGGAAGAAGAATTTGCAAAATATTTAGAAGATAAAGAAAAAGAATAGATTTTCTAGAATATGTTTATTAAATTATGCTATAAGTTCTATAACCAAATCTCTAGAAGTTGTAATATTTCTAGAAATATCTTTATACAGGAGAATGTATGAAAGTAAAATTAAAAAAAAATGTAAAGTTGTCGCAAAATAGAAATTATATGGGATTAGATACTAATATTTGGATAGCTTTAAATCAGGGAAAATCAGTAGAGTTAAATGTTATTCCTAAATTAATTAAAGATAAAATAGAATCAGTTTCAGGTTCAAAGAAAAAAGGAGATAAATAATGGCAAATGCAGCTTTTTCACCAAAAGACTTTAAAGTAGGGATAGTTGAAGAAGCTACTCCAGGAACTATACCTACATTAACAACTACCAATATAATAAAACAATTAGATGTAGATTCTATTGCATCACCTACTTTAAACGTTAATCAAGTTTTAGAACCTAGAACACAAGATGGCAGAATACTTTCAAGTGTTGATTTTTTTCAAGATAATAAAAATTCTGCAAAAGAAATTACATTAACAGGAACTTTTCATAATGATGCTGGTCATAGAATGCTAATACAAAGTGTTTGTGGATTAACAATAGCTACAGCTGATGGAGATTTGGCATTACCATATAATGCTACAGGTGTAAGTGGAAGGTATGGAGTTGCACAAGAGGATGCTACTTTTACTTTAGTTGTGGCTTCTCCTGATACTACAGATGGATACAATTTTGTAATGGCAGGTGCTATGTGTACAAATTTTCAAATAACTGCTGATAGTGGAACTGATGGAGGGCAATATAAATTTAGTGCTACAATAAGCTCAGGTAGACCTGTAACTCTTGATAATGAAACACCTGAATCTATTGGTGCATATTCTGCAAATCCTATTCCAATTTCAAGGTTAGCAACTAAAAAAGTTTATAGCCAAGATGTTGTTCTTAATTCTTTTGGTGTAACTATAGATAGTCCTGCAGTTTATATGGGAACATCTATAACGGGATATGATGCATTTGCAAGAGGGTCGGAAATATCAGTAACAGCTACAGCTCAAGTTAAATATGATTCTGTTACAAGAGGGTTTATTAATAGTTTTGATTCTCAATCTACAGGAGACCATGATGCTGCTGATGCTTTTACTATGACTCAAACAACTGCAACTGATTGCTCAATTGCAATCCCTTCAGCAGTTCTTACAAATGTTGAATTGTCTGAAGGTGATATAATGATGTTAGATGTTGAAATGAAAGCTGTTAGTTTAGGCTCTGGAAATATAATAACATTTGACTTAACATCTTAATAGGAGTATAAAATGAAAAAAACCGTAGAACTTTCAACTAAAAGAAAAGTTGAAATAAGAGAGATGAGCATAGATGATATTGATTATTGTGAAGACCAATATTCTTATACAGTTAGTGACAATAATGTAAGAGGACTTGTAAATCTTGCAAGGTCTAGAACTGCATGGCTTAGGCATGGAATTTGTGGCGGATCTTTTAAAGATTACAAAGAAAACTTTAAAGGCCATCCAGACGATTCTGTTTTAAAGCAATTAACTGCCACAGAAAAGGAAGAATTACATTTTCTAATAAAGGAATATCAGTCTATGGGGGAATAGAATCCCTCACGCTAGAATTAAATATACATTTTAGCAATTGGTGTGAGGGTTGCAATCTTCATAGCTATCCATATGAAGCTTCTGTTCCAATATCAGGTTATGGAATAAAAACTTTTAAAAGCGATGAAGATGTTTTTAATATAATTGATCTTTTAATAGCTGAAACTAAGGAGGCTAATGAAAAAATGAATAAAAATTTTGATATAGCATCCTCTATAATGGCACAACTTCCTCACTTTAGTTGTGTAAATGTTGTCTATAAAAAAGAGCATCAAGAGAATATATCCAAATATTTATACTGCAAAGAATTTAGCACTCCACCTTATCCTGGTAGCTATGGGCAACAACCACGCAAATGGATTACAAAATCAAATATTATAAGATACGCTTTATCTAAAAAAGAGCAATCAGAAATTAATAAACAAAAATCTAAGGACAATATCTAATGGCTGAATCATTTAGTGCAGCAGAAGGTTTTAATAAACTTGCTAAGGCATTAGGCTTAACAGAAAAAAGAGCTAAAGCAGCTACTAAAGCTGTAGATAAGCTTAATAAAACAGCTTTAAATAAAACTGGCTCTGAGGGAAAAAGAGCTGCAAAAATAATTGAAGATTTGACTCGTCAATTAGCAAAATTTAATGCTCAATCTAAAAAAACTAGAAAAAAGACTAGGCTTTTAAATAATACTTTTGCAACAATGAGATCAAAAATACTTCTTTTTAATTTTGCTATGGGATTAGGAATAAGACAATTAGGAAAATTTGCAAAAGAGGCTGCTAAAGTTGAGTCTATGAATAGAGCATTTAATACTCTTTCAGGGGGCATAGATTCTGGAACAGTTGCAATAGAAAAGTTAAAAGTTGCAACAAATAATACTATGAGTCAGTTTGATTTATTTCAACAAGCAAATAATGCAATGATTTTAGGTGTTTCTAAAAATTCAGATGAAATGGCAGAGATGTTTGATATTGCTCAAAGACTAGGTAGAGCTTTAGGTAGAGATACAGCATCATCTGTTGAGTCACTTATTACTGGTATTGGTAGACAGTCTCGTCTTATGCTTGATAATATTGGTATCATAGTAAAAGCAGATGAAGCATATGAAAAATATGCTAATAAAATTGGAACAACTGCTGATAAATTAAGTGATGCTGATAAGAAAACTGCATTTTTAGAAGCTACTATGGAATCAGCAAGGGCAAAAATAAATACTCTTGGAACTGAAACATTGTCTTCTCAAGATTCTTTTGATGCTTTTTCAGCAACTGTTAAAGATTTATCAGTTATGGTTGGAGATAGATTAAAAGGGGCATTTTCTGGAGCAATGGATGCATTTGTTAGATTTGTTGATGTTAATAAAGCTGCAGACGTAGAAACTGCTATGACCTCAAAATCATATGAGGTTTTAGCTATAACAGTTGATAGATTAAAAAATAAATTAGAAGAGTCAGAAGCAGCATCAAGAAATCAAGGTATTGCTTTTAATGCAGGTGTTGGTATATATTCATTATCTGCTGAAAAAATTAAAGAAATGAAAGATCAAATTGCTAGTCTTCAAACTGAAATGGCTAATTTACTTTTTATAATTGATGCAGAGCCTTTTAAAACTCCTTTTTTTGAAAAATGGGCTGACTTTGATAGAGATTCTACAATTGAAGTAATAAATAGATTTAATCAAGAATCAGAATCTTTATTAAATGATTTTTGGACTAAGAGACATGCTCAAAATTTACAAGCTTTTGCTATAGAAGAATCTGCATTAATAGCTGCTGCTCAAGATACAATAGATAATGAAACTGCACTACAACAAACAATTTTAGAAATACAAGAACATTTTGCTAATGAAAGAAAAAAACTATCAGAAGGTGAAGCAAAAATAGAAGAAGAAATATTAAAAGAAAAAATATCAAGCTATCAAGAATTAGGTACTGCTTTTTCTGATGTAGGAAGTTTATTTAGAAGTAATGTTGAACAAAATATGAAAGCTGATATTAATGCAGCAAGGCAAACAAGTGAATATAAGATGGCTAGAGAACGTGGCGATAGAAAAACTATGGAAGCATTAGAAAAAGAGGCAAAAAATAAACACCATGATAGCTTGGTTGCTGCCTTCAGAATGGAACAAGCCAGTTCTATTGCAAATATAATTATGAATTTTGCACAAGCCCATGCAAAAACCTTTGCAACTATGCCTCTTCCTGCTGCTTTAGCAAGTATGCCTTTATTGTCAGCCCTTACTGCTACACAAATTGGATTAGTAGCATCTCAATCACCACCTCAAAAATTTGCACAAGGTGGTATAGTTGGTGGTAGAAGGCATTCACAGGGTGGAACTATGATAGAAGCAGAGCAAGGTGAATTTGTTATGAATAGAAGTGCAGTTCAGGCCATTGGGATAGAAAACCTTAATCGTATGAATCAAGGTGGTGCAAGTGGTGGTATAACTGTAAATGTATCAGGCAATGTTATGAGCCAAGATTATGTAGAAGGTGAATTAGCAGAACAAATAAAAGAAGCTATTAGAAAAGGCAATGATTTTGGAGTATCATAAATGGCTATAACTATACCTGATGCTTTTAAAAGCCATATACAAAGCAATCATACTAATATATATCCTTATGTAGTAATTGATGTTGATGGATTAAATATAAGAATATCTACAAATGCATTTAGTATAAGATATAGTGATGCAGACAATACTATAGAAACATATAAACCACTTTTGTTAAATGTTCCATCATTAAAAGAATCAATAGATTTAGAAACAAGAAAGTATAAAATAAATTCAGTTTCATTAGATATTAGCAATGTAAAGTATGAAGGTACAAGATTTTCAGAATTAGTTGCAGAAACATCATTAATGAACTCAAGGGTTCAAATATATTGGGGATCACCTGTATTAAAGTCTAATAATGATGCTTTATTAGTTTATGATGGAACAGTTAGAAGATATACTCATACAGATGATAAAGTAAAAATAGAATTAGAAGATAGATCACAGGCATATTTACATAAAGATTTGCCTGAAACTAATCTAGGTAGTGATGATAATGTTCCTGATAAATATAAAAATAAACCTATTCCAATGGTTTATGGTCATGTTGATAGATCACCATGTGTAATAAGTAGTCAGCAAAATATAATGATTGATAGTAGAAGTGGTTCTGCAAAATTAATATATAAAACAAATACTATAGAGGGTGTAACTGAATATCCATTATTAATATTTACAGGTGATGCTTATGCTCATGTTTTGCCTGTAATTGAAAAAGTTATAGATGGTTTTATTGATAGAAATGGTGAGCCTTATCAAATTGAATCACAATGGTATGAAAATTTAGATAATTCAGGTAATGTTTTACCAAGTAATGTAATTAAGTTAAATCAAAGTAAATTACAAACACTTAATGGTTTACAGGTTAGAGGTTTTTATAGCCCTATAAATGTAAAATTAATAAATTATGATGATTATCATCCAACAATAGAATACATAAATTATTTAGAAACAGAACCTATAAATCAATTTGATTTAGAATTTACACAATCAGGAAGTGGTGCAAAATTCTTTTTTGCTTTATACATTTCATTAGATACTCCATATGAATCTGAATTTAATGATGAAGGAAAAGTATCAATAAATAATTTTAGAGTTCCAAGATTAAATGGAGATAATACTATAACAATAGGAAATGAATCTTCAGTAGCAATAGATCAAAATCTAAATATTGATTTAAGTGGGCTTTTTGGAATAGGATCAAACTATTCAGGTACTCCTGATATTATATATGATTCAAGTTCTATAGGTGGTTCATTAAGCAAAACAATACAATTTCACAAAATTGATAATTCAATATATGCAATACCAACTATTGATTCAAAGGAAATATATGGTGTAATATTTTCAGGAAATACACAAGGTCAAGTAACAAGCACAACAGCAACAATTACAGGAATAGTGAAAAATGTATTAATTTCTAGGCTTTCAGATGTAAAAAATCCATTAAATTTAAATTATTATGTTAATTATGCAGGTAGATTGTCATCAGGAGAAAATAATTCACCAACTGCACCTAGTGCAATAGCAGATATATTAGAAAAAGAATTAGGTGTAAGCACAGATAATATAGCTACATTGCCTACTGAATATTCAGATATGCAATATGCTTTTACTGTTCATAAAAAAACTAATTCTAAAAAATTAATAGAAGGCTTGGCATCAGCATCACCATATATACCACATTTTAACAATCAAGGCAGTTTTAAGTTTGATACAATTCCATCTAGCAATCCAAGTTCTGATCATACAATACAAGAATCTAAAATTATAGATTTTACATATAAAAGAACTAAAATAGAAGATGTAAAAACAAAAGTAGAATTAAAATATAAAATTGATTATGCTAGAGATGAATTTAGTAAACCTGTAACAAAACAAGAAGATAATGCAGATTTATTTAATTATTATGGTTTAGAGCCTGATCATTCATTATCTACATTAGTGGTTGATGATGATAGGGGTAAATACATAAGGGATGATTTAACTGCTGATAAATTTTGTGATTGGCTATTAGATTACCATAAAAATCAGCATTTAATTATGACAGTAAAATTACCATTATCAGTTGGTTTACCTATTGAGGTTGGTGATATAGTAGAGTTTGATAAGCTACTAGGAGATGTAAAACCTTATGGAATAGATTATACAGATAATTTTATTCTTAATGATCAAAAATTATTTCCTGATTTTATAGTTACATCTACAAATAAAACTTTAGATATGGTTACTATAGAATGTGAGCAATTACATGAACTATTAAAAAATTATTTTCCTACAATTTGGGCTACATTTTATCCTGATGATTATATACCTAATTCAAATCATGGATATGCTTATTTTATAGTTGAAGATATGCACATAGATGATGTTAAAGCAGAAATACCTGCATTATATAAAATAGAAAAAATGTATATTCCTGCTGATCCTGCTATTAATTATTGGTATCCTACAGGAGATAAGGCATATTGGGATGCAGGTGGTGAAGTAATAAAAGAAGTTACAAATATAACAACTATTTCAACAAATACATATTTTGGAAGTAATCCACCTGAAAATGCTACTTGTTGGAAGGTGCATTTGTATGGAGATAGTGTAATAACAAGTGATTTATTTGTGCATAATATGACAGCAAATGCAGAGCCAATATGATAATTAATTCAGCAAATATAAAACCTGCAAAAGTAGAAGATAAATATTATTTAGGCACTTTAAGTTATACTAATGGTCAAAGAATAGGTGTAATTAGAAAGAATGGTATTATTATAGATAGCACCTTAATAATCCCATCAATAGTAAATGGTGTTTTATCAGTAGAAAATATTACATTTAATTTAGGCATTGAAACAGATCAAGATAATGAAAAAGTATATTATAATAATGCTAGTTTAAAAGTAAAAACCTATAATGAAGGTGTAGATATATTATTAGATAAAATTGATATACCTTTAGAATTAGATTTAGATGCTACGCAGCAAGTATTAGAATTTGTTAATTTTAAAACAGAATTATTTAAAATACAAGATGTTAATATAGATCAAACATTTGATATAGTATTTCAGGTAATTGTTAATAATTCTATAGCACAAGAAATATTTGTCAGATTTCATTATAAGCCATCAAATAATATAGGTGATGTAAATGGTGATGGAGTTATAGATTTAAGGGATATGGTAGCATTATCAGATTATGTGATGCAAAACACACCTTTAAATAAACTTGAATTTGCAGATGTGAATAAAGACCATGAAATAACTAAACATGATGTAATAGAACTTAGCAGGAGGGTTTTAAATGGCTAATCTATATTATGGTAATGGTAATTGTAGTGTTGAAGGTGATATTAGAGCAATACAGATTAATTTTACAGGTGCAATAGAAATAACAGATAAAACTGATAATTCTTTTGTGGTAACTGCTAAAAATAACAGAGTTATATTTTATCCACTTAGTGCAGGGATATTGACAGATTTATTTGATTATGTAGGAGAATTTAAAATAATATCTGTAAAAGCAGTAGATACTAATGCAGAATTTATATCTGTAACTGTAAATGAGCAAAATGATTATATTCAAAATATAAATACTAATGCAGAAGATGCTACAATTAATATAGAAGATATGGACACTACATATATAAAAGATAGAGTAGTTGTTAATACATTAGTTCAGCCTACTAAAAAGCCAAATCAAGTATTAGCAAATAATTATTTATCAGGACAATTAACACAAGAAGCATTAGATGATAGTGTTGAAACTACTGTTACACCACAAGTATCATCTATATCTACAGGAACATCATATTAGGAGTAATTTATGGCATATCAATCAGTAGGAACACCAAGATTTTGGGTATCAGCACTTCAATGGTTAAATTCTAAAGGGTTAGTGAGTGAAAGGGGTGATGCTGTTGATACAAGATTAAGGCTTCCTGATGGAAATCCTATACCATCTTCTATATTTAATGTAAATCCTACAAGTGTAATAGAATTTCAACCTATACAACAAACAGGTAATTATTTTAATTTTGATATAGATATTGATTTAAATACTGTTATAAACAAAGAAAATAATTTTTTAATGTATTTAGGACACAATATGCGAACTCTAGGAATAGAAAAAGTTATATTAAAAGATATGGAAGATGAAAATCCTAATGCTAGAAATAATTATGTTAATGGAACAGATGTAATGGATCAAGCAGGTATTCAATATGATGGTTTTAGTATTAATATTGATAATGATGGAAATGAACTTACAGATACAATGAAATTTGTTGTTGAAGGTTCTGTTGCTGCAAATTTTACAATAGGATCAATATTGTATGGTAATTATTATACAATGCCACATAGCCCTGATCTTAATCTTACTATGACTAGAGAATATGGTGGCACAAAAACTATGGAAACTAGGGGAGGTGCTACACTTTCTAACAGATATTGGACAAAGCAACCTAATTGGGCTAATGGTAATCCTGCATGGAGTTTAATAAGTGGAACAGAGACATTTTCACCATTTGCTTCTAGTGGTAGAAGAATTTGGGATTTATCATTTTCATATTTAGACAAAGAAGATGTTTTTCCTGCTATATCTACCTTATCTTGGAATGGATTTGATGAAACTTTTATAGCAACTTTAGGAACTTCAGGTAATACTAGAGACTATGCTTTTATGAATAGTAATGCTAATAGAAATTTTTTTAGTGATGTTATACATAAAACCAATGGTGGTACTTTACCTTTTGTATTTCAAGCTGATTCAAGTAATGCAAATCCTGATCAATTTGCTATATGTATGTTTGACCAAGATAGTTTTCAATTTAAGCAAGTTGCTAATAGTGTTTATAATATTAAGTTAAAAATTAGGGAGGTGTGGTAAGCACCCCCCTATAGACTATGCAGGGTAGTTTCACGGTTCTACTCTGCATAGTTGACCATTATTTACTTTTAATCCATTTATCTATTTCTTTGCAAGTTTTTTCAAATTCTTTTATTTCTTGCGAAATATCTACAAATTCAGGAGGATGTCCTGATTTCATATAATATAAAAACCTTAAATCTTTTTTTGTTAATTTATTTAATACACTAATTGTAATACTTCCACCTTGTATGTACCCTACATCTGATACATGACTTTCTTTAAATAATTTATATGATAATGCTTTTATAAGTTCCTGTTTATTGTAACTATATGGCTTTAATGGGTCTGTTGTTTTCATTTTATTTATTTTCCTTATAATATATTTCTTTTGCATAATTTGCTATGAGAAGTGCATCACTAATATTAAAGCTCATTTTTATATTAGGGAATAATCTTTCTGCAATTCCTCTAAGATATCTCTTTCTTTCTTTTTTGTCCATATTAGGTTTGCAATCATAATGTTGCATCCAAGTTCTAGGGCCGGTATATATAACATCTAATTCTAAAGAACCAAATATTCCTTCCCATTGACCTAGATTTTGACCAAATGAAAACATTGAGACTACTCCATTGCCCGGCATAGCATGAACATGTTCTATATGCACTATAATATCTGAAAATGCTATACTTTCTGGAATTGCAGACATTAAAGACATAGCCATATCTTTAGGATTTTTAGGGCATTTAAAAGATACACACCCTCCATCTTCATCTATAATTGCTACACCTCCATTCTTACCAGGATCAATACCTATAAACATCTTTGGCCTAAGAATTTTTTCTTTTACATTTCCATTATATTTCATTTAATTTACTACTCCTATATTCCTCTTGTGAATTATACATCTTTACTTTATCTCCATCATATCCTAATTTAACAGAACCTGATGTTCCATATCTTACTTTAGAGCCTATAAGCTCTATTACATTTGCACCATCTTTAGACTTATTCATATGAACTTTATGGTCATAGTATACAAACAATACATTTTCTGCAACTTGTTCTATTGCTCCAGACTCAGCGAGATCCGATAGCTTTGGCCTACCATCTCCCCTAGATTCCAATCCTCTATTAAGTTGAGATAATAAAACACAGGCACATGATTGTTTTTTAGCCAACCATTTATAACTATTAACTAATTTTTCTAATTGCAACCTTCTTTCAGGTATCTTTTTATCAGGTGTTATAAGTTGAATATAATCATCAAATATAACATCAGGTTTAAACTTTTTAACTTGCGCAGCAGACTCCTCAAATGATGGCATATTATCAAACATTGCAAACTTATCTGCATTATACTTTTTGCCTATATTATTTTTAGCTTCTTCTAATGCACCCATTTTTTGAAGATCGCCAACATATCCTAATCTAACATCTAAATAAGATAATTTTTCAGACTCTAAAACAATTAATTTTTTAAGCATTTCTACGTTAGTCATTTCTCTATTAAAGACTATAACTTTAAGACCTTGATCAATACAAGCTTTAACCATATTGAGCATTGTAGTTGTCTTTCCATGACCGGGTCTTCCACCTATAACTGTAATTTCTCCTCTAGTCATACCACCTGATAATTCATCAATTCCACTAAATCCAGTTTTTATAATATTCTGATCACTTGCTATAATGTTTTCAAGTGTATCGTTAAGTGCATCTTCTATACTAAATGTCAATCCGGGTCTTATATTTATAAGTTGACCTATTGTAAAATGAGCATCATCTAATATATTATAAACATCTTGATTGTTTTTATAAGCAGATTGAGATATTTCTGTTGTCTGAGATATAATCTCTCTAAGTAAATGCTTTTCATATACTTGAACTGCATATCTTAAAGCCATTCCTGATGCACCAAGATTATTTAATAATTCTGCAATATAATAAGTGGTAACACCTCTGCTTTTATCTGCATCTGAAAGCTTTCCTGATATTGTAATCATATCAATAGATTCACCATTTTTATGCATATCTATAAGTATAGAATATAGAACTTTACTCCTTTCATAATATAATATATTGCTTGATAGGTATGCAGAAACCTCATCTAAAATAGAAGGGGTATCTATAATTGCACCCAATATAGCATCTTCTGCCTCCTGTGAGGAAGGCGGTATATTTATTTCTTTCATTATTTCCCTTTACTTTTTTGTATTTGTATTGGTTGATTTGTTATACTCCTCTTGAGAAGTTACTTTAAAATCCTCAAGATATTTCTCCATACATTTATCATGTATTAGATTATGTTTTCTAACTTTGCAGGGTGTAATAGGTTTATCACATACTGCACAAAAAAATGGCATAGGCATCAAGTCTCCTTTATTGGGGATTTTTTACGTTCTTCATTTTTTATATTCCAAAAAAATTCATTTCTACCATCTGTATTATCAATACATAAACAGCATATCCTATCATCTTTATCTATCTCTGCATCACATTTATAGCAAGTATTCATAACAAACCTTTTATTATTTCTTCTACAACAGGAACACTAACAGTATTCCCTAACTGCTTATACCTTTGAGTATCTGATTGTCCTTCTGTCCATCCATCAGGATACCCTTGCAATCTTTCACATTCTATAGGAGTCAATCTTCTAATTTGAGACTCCATTTTATATAATCCTGTCTTAGCACCCCATCCACCACCTTCTGCTTTTAATGTACAAGCTATTCCATTAGGATCAAAGACTCTACCAGCATCACCATTGGCAACTCTATCTAATAAAACTATTTTAGGGTCTTTATAATCTCTAGCACATAAAGCAGGAGATATTTCTTTCTCATCATATTCTCTAGGAGATGCATTAGTTATTCTGATTCCTGATTCTTTTTGCATTCCTCTATTCTCTTCATAGCCTTCTCCGATAGGAAATATTTTTGGTCTACGTTCTCCTCTAAGATGTCCGACAAAGAAAACTCGCTCTCTATTTTGGGGGAGAAACCACCGTGTATTAAGTAATTGCCATTGACCATCATACCCAGCGTTGGCAATCTCTTGTAGGCAGATGATAAAGTCGTATCCATCGTTGCTTGAGAGAAGACCTTTGACGTTTTCAAAGATAATATGTCTGGGTCTTTTAGCCCTGATGATTCGCATTGCTTCAAAGAATAAGCCGCTTCGTGCAGCTGTGAGTCCACCTCTTTTTCCAGCCATTGACAAGTCCTGGCAAGGGAATCCGAAAGTGACGAGGTCAAGTCTTGGCAAATCTCTAGGCTGAATAGACTCAATTCCTCCGAGTTCTTCTGCTTCATTAAAATGTCTCCTAAATATATTGTTAGCGTATTTATCTATGTCTGAGTATCCATGCCATCCATGTTTAATCCCTAGATTTCTCATTGCTAGGGAAAAACCACCAATGCCACTAAATAAGTCAAGATGATTCATCGTCTAATCCTTCTGCTATCATGCCACAACTAATAGAACAGCTAATAGGTGGCTCATCTTTATATCTACCCATATTATCCTTTAAGTCGTCTAGAAACAATGGTTTTCCTTCATCTTCTCCAGACCTATGTTTTAATATAGAATTTCCAACATCTTTTTCTATAGATGCCATTCTATTAAATTCTTTAGGAAAATCTTTTTTTATTTTATTCCAATAACCTATCCCACCTTTAACACAACCTATACAATTATTATGATTATAACCTAACTCATACATCTTAGGCAATTCTATTCCTAGCCTCCAAAGTATACCAAGACAATCTTCTTTAGTAACCTCGTTATCTATTAATATCCAATCTGTATATATCTCAGGATTGTTATTATTAAATCTTTCTACTCTCTTTTTTTCTTCTAAAGTATATCCTAGTATATGTATATCATCAGGTCTTTGATACTCTAATCTTAATTTCTTCTTTAATTCTATTGTGCAGTATGCAAATCCAACTTTTACAAAAAATTTTTTATCTTCAAATACATCAAAATGGCTATCATAATCTTTATTTTTAAGGATGGTCACATCTTTACCTATCCACTTTTCTACATCTTTTAGAAATTTTTTATTAGAATGATGTTCTCCACCTGTATCACAATATACTACATCACAATCATCGCCATATTTTTTTACAGATAGTTTTGCAGCTATAGCAGATGCTGCGCCACAACTAAACCATACTACTGCTCTACTCATATTTATTCCTTTATTTACTAGAGAAAGGATAGGCATTTCGTTTCTCGGTATCCATGCCCTCCAATTATCCTTCCTCTCCATTTAGGACTCTGTCCCAATAATTTGAACCTGCCTCTCGCCTGGCACACGGTGTACATATTACACCTATCCTCTCATCCCCCAAGAAATGAAGTGCTGGATGATGATACCAATCAAAAAACTTTGCTAACATTTTATATTTACCACACGAGTGGCAGGTTCTTGTTTCTTTTTTATCTCTTGGTGATAACCATTTTTGCATTGAGTTTCTTCTTATGCCTATAAAATGTTGCTCTAGATATCTTTAATTTACGACATATCCAATTAACATCCTTGCGAAGAATCCTCTTAAAAAACATCATCACCTTTATTTTGGTGTCTAGACTAACCATTAAAATGGTAGGTCTTGCATAGCAAAATCTTTCTTTTTGCCTTCTGACCATTCAGTAAAACTCTTTACTTTATAAGACACCTTATCTTCACCTTCTGCATTCTTATACATTTGCTTGTCTACATATCCCATTATAGGAGAACCTAGAACATCTGATTCAGTAAGTTCAGGAAACTGCTTAACCATACGTTTTTCTCCATCTACATCTACCTCAACTTCAGGACAATTAACTTTAATAGCCTCGCAAAACCTAAGATAAGTTTCATTTCCACCATTATTAGCCTCAAAGTTATCTCCAGGACCAGGATTTAAAAACATAAATATACCATTAGCATATAGTTTTTTCCCAACAAAACTTGCACCACTTACTTGACCTTGATCAGTATCAAATGTAAGACTAGCACATTCTTCTGCTATTTCATATACAATATTAAATACCTTAGCTTTATATTTTCCTCTCACAGTAACCTCTCTAGATGTCATCTCTTTAGCATGACATGGATATAGCTGCTTTGGAACTAGACTAACATACTTATTTTTCTCACCTTCTTTTGGATCGTAATAATTCATATTACTAGAACCTCCTATGTTTATTTCATTTACACTCGCCATTTTTCTTCCTTTTTATTTACTTTTAATGAGGTTGTAGGCTTTAATTCCTTGAACCTCCTTTCTGTTACTTTTATAAGTCTTCGTGTAATTTCAATTCCATATTCTGTTTGCTTACCTAGACCTATCTTTTTAAACTTTTTTAACTGATCTCTATAAAATAAAGCTACATAGTTTTTAGTATATATCTGATCGTTATACATACCACTAGATTTTTTATAATCGTTCACTTACCCTCCTTCATTTGATTTAGTTTCTTTATAGTTGCTTCAAAATTTGTAGCATTAATGGTCAAAGACTCTATACCTTGCTTAACTTTCTTAACTGTATCTGCATCAATGCCATCTAGTGCTTGGCTTATAAACTCTTTTTGATCCTGTGATAAATCAAGATCAGGAATCTGTTTTCTGTAGACATCATCTGCAATATTACAAAGGCGATTTACAGCAACCTTAAAACAATCCGAATTAGAGGCTTTTAAGTCATTCCCTAAGTCTACATAGCCTTTTTGATTTCTTGCGATTCTATGGGCTGCTACGGCATCGAAATGGCGTTCTACACCATTATCTACAATAGTCAATCTACCATGAACTGCAATTGCCTCAGTTCCAACAAACTCATATTTTATAATTTCCCATTTCCAAATAGGATAATGTTTGTTCATTTGATATCTCATATAGGCTTCATCTACATAGTCAAAGCCACCCTTGTCTTTAACGAATGCTCTAGGTGTTGGAACATTAGAAACAAAATCATGTTTCATTTGTAAATTATCCTCTGTATTTATAATACTATCGTTACTTTCTATTATTTTATTTTCCATTAGTTTCTCCATTCTCTGTTATCTATCCATTTATGTAAATCTTTCCTATGTAAAAAATATCCCTCACCATTTAAACTAGGGTGATCCTGGAAATTCTTATATCCTTGATCAGATATAAGTTGGCTAGAAAATGCAAACCCGGCTATAATAAATTCAGCATCTGATATTTTTATAACCAAAGCATATAAGTCTACATCATTAGCATTCTTAGTGTTCATAGCTATAAGATTTCCATTAGTATTTCTAGTTGTTTTTACATCTACCTTAGCACCACAGGGCATAACACAATCATCTTTATCTGTCATACCTGTAGAAAACGATGGATATATGTTGAAATATTTACATAGTGCAAACTCTCCACCATAGCCATCTTCATCCATATCTAATTTATTTTGATCACTCTTCTGCAAGTCATTAAAACCATTTTTTCTAGCAGACTCATATCTCTTTCTAGATATATGCTTAACAACTCTCTGCTCATTCTCATTTAGTAAAACCTTGATAGACATTTATAATCCCCCCTTTCTATCATTTTCACATCTAGCACTAAATGGACAATACTGACACTCCCAACTTGCAACAGGAGATACACCTTCTTGAAGGGTAGGTAGGCTATTTTTAGAATGCTCTGCATTGATCTTTTCCCAAAAACCTAAAGCAGTTAATAAGCGGTCCTTACTAACCTCTTTACTCCTAAGCATAGAAGTATCTTTATTGTAATACAGAATATACATTCCATCAAGCCTACCTAATTCTTTCTCAACACCTAGACCGTAAGTAGCAACTTGCAATTCTTGATGAATGGAGGGTTGCCTGTTTTCTACCGATCTTGCAAATAGCTTTTTATAAGGGAATGAGCCAATGCTCTTGATGTCATAGAGAAAGATTCTACCATCTTCTAACTCAACGATTAAGTCTGCGAATCCAAAGACTCTTATTTTTTTTAATATGAATGATTTTTCTATATATATATTATTTATATATATATTATATATATTATAATAAGAGTCGTTTCTTTCAATTTTTTTAAATGCATCTTGAATATCTTTGTGAATCATGTCTCCAAGTCTGAACAATCTCTGAACTCTCTTGTCTACAGGCTTAGGCTCTACTCTCAAAATAGTCTCATAGTATATCTTCCTAGAACACATGCCACTAGAGCTGGGCCTATAGTGCGGCTCACTTGGTTTAAGTTTATTTATTTCTTCACGTTGGGTTTTGCTTATTTCGATCAAGTGATCGTTGTATGTCGACTGAAAGTCGATTGGATGTTTCATTTATGTCTCCACGATTTTTTATTGATTTTTGGGTGCTTAAAAATACAACTATTTTTGGCAATTTTCAAAATATTATTTTAAAAATATAAAAATAAAATTATACCCTCCCCTTTACCCTCTTTTTAAAAAGTCTCATTAAATTTATAACTGAGTGAAACATAAATGAAACATGAAAAATATAATTGAGACATTGAAAATTATAACTAAAAAATATAACTGAAAAATATAATCCACAGATGGACATTAAAAAAATGAGCAAAAAAAAAGAGCAGAAAAACTAGAGATTTTTCTCTAGAATTTCTACTCTCCTGGAGGAAGGGGATCCGCTATTTAAATTGCATATGGTTTTCCTTTATCCATATAGAATAATGCACCACTACCATTACCTTCATAGTCTCTAGATGGATACATTTTAATTCCATTATCTAAAACTAAAACCATACAATCATTTCTATCGTGTTCCCAACCTTCTTTACTAGCCTCTGCTTTAGTCATTCGTCTTATGTCTACTATCTTAGCACCTATTATACTATTGTCCTTCATTCCAATCCTCCTTATCTATTAGAAAGTTGGCTAGTGACATATTTACTATCTCTACAACACTCTCTTTACTAGGTGCTAATTTAAATGCCACTTCAAATACTGCATTCAACAATCCATATAAAACATATCGACCATTGAGTTTATACTTCTCCCAATCATTTCCCCACACTATAAAGTCGTGGGTATCTTGATATACTTTTTCTACTACTTGGTCTTTAGTCATTTTCTATCTCCTTTCTTAATTGATTAATTATAGGATATATTTTGTTTCTCAAATATCCTAGCATTATTAAAGCACCAAATTGCTCATCATCACCCTCTAAATCAACATTGTTTATATTTCTATCTACAAGCAAAGAGCCTATTTTATCTAATTCTTTCATTTTATACATCTCCTATTTTAAGATTATTTCTACTATTATTAGTTTCCAAAAGAGTATGCAACCACAAGCCATACCCAACCATATCAGAAACCCACCTACTTTGCCTAATATACTAGCTATTGTATCTATCATTTAATTCCTCCTTGTATCCTAATGCTTCTATTAATAGATTATATTTTTCTCTTAGAGTTATAGAGCCATAGTTTTTATCTACATAGACTTTTTTATCTAGATTGTCTGCTATATATTCTTCTACTATCCATTCTTTTATATCATTTATTTCACATTCTAGTTCTGTCATAGTAAAATCTATATAAGGATTTTTATAGACTAATAGAGCTTTTTTTAGCCTTCTATTTTCCTTCTCTAGCTTTCTTATTTTATCCCAAAATCTAGACTTTAGCTTTTGTTCTGGTTGTTCTGAAAACTCTCTACGGTCTGTAATATATACACTAAAAGCATTAGCATTATCACATCTTAGGCTACCACCCATACCATATTTAAATCCGTCTTTAGGCTTTCTGTATTTAATATACATTTTCCACCTAGAATTACTTTCCTTAGACTTTTTATTCATCTCTTTTATAAACTTCCTATTATCTTTAGTATTAGGAATATTGCTAACTAGATGCTCATAATATACTTCTTTATCCTTCGACATAATACTCTACCCCTTTCATATTTATATGACTTATTGTTTCTAGGTTTACCATTCTATATGCTTCTTTTTGCATATCAAAAACTACTAGCAATGCTTTTTTTATAGGGTCATACCTTAGTCCATTACCATTTAGGTTTTTCTTGACACCTAATCTGCATAGCATTTTTCTAATAGTCCCATCTTTCTTTAAGAAAACAACAGAAAATATACTAGCCTTATTATCTTCTATTAGTTTTAATAAATCTTTTCTACTTATTGCTTTCATACATTCCTTTCTAGAGAGGGCTATATTTCAAGCCCCCTCTATTGATTTATTAGTTATTCTATATTAGCATCTTCTAATACTCTACGTGCTTCTTTATCTAGATTATATGCAGACCAAGAACTAGCTAGAGCATTCATAACTTCTAAAGTCATTAAGCTATCATTAAGACAATGGAAAGTTCCATCATCTTCTATATAACCTAGCTTTCTTCTATGACTAGCATGGCTACATTGTGGCTCTAGATATACTCTAGTTAAAGCACCTTCACATTCATCTACTATACTTATATTGTATCCGTTTTCCATATTGCCTCCTATTCTACTAACATTAATATTACGAATCCTACATATAGAAAGATTCCTACTGCTATTAATAATCCTAGATCATCCATTATACACCCTCCACATCTAGAGATATCATAGAGAATGGTACATTATATAGAGTGTCGTTTATATTAACTACTGCTCTAGTTCTATTAACCTTTCTAATAGAGCCATGTTCTACACCTTTCTTACTAGTTATTATAACTCTATCATTAGGCTTTAGATTATACTTAATCCTACCACCTATTTCATCTATTCTATCCCTAACGCATCTAGCAATTAGTTTTAGTTCTTCTACGTCTTCCATTTGCATTAGTGTTTGTAGTACTTCTTTACGTTCTATCATTTTATTTCCTCTATTATTTGAGTTGTAGTTTCCCCTAGAGTGTAGCACTTCATACAATCTAGGCATTTAGCATCACAATTAACATCATTAGTTCTAGAACTAACATTGTTAAATACTTTATCGAAATGTTTAGGCAGCTTAACATCTAGCTTATCTACTATAGGATTAGAGTATATAAGTATTAGATTCTTAGGCTTATCTCGATTCTTTAGAACTCTATTGACTATGTTCTTACGTTTTGTCCATAAAGTAAAGGTTGTCATAGGTTGGTTTAAACATATATTGATTAGATTCTCTAAGTGATTAGAATTAACTAACTCTCCGTGACTAGAAAATCTTCCAATCATGCTAGGACAAATTGGTAGGGTTGTTCTATCTTGCACTTTCTCTGATAGATATTTAGAATTTCTAGAAAACTTAGGTCTGCAATTCTTTCTAAAAGTCTTTAACATACTCATAGAATAACAAGACCTACAAATTAAGTTCTCTACTTTAGAATTATACATAGACTTACAAAACTCGTTAGTCACAGTATCTGTATTTAGGCTAGGTATTCCTAGCATCTTACCACTTCCTACACTCCACATATTATACCTCTCTTTCATTTTCTAATAGGTCTTTTACTTTACCTAGTTTATTAGGTCTATCCATTTTATGTTTGCTAGGAACACCACAAGATATAGCAAGTTTCCTTAGCTTAGATTTATTATTATAGTATCTAGTTATAAGGCCTTCTAAGTAATCTACTCTTTCTCTTAGCAAGTCTATCTTATCTAGATACAATTGTTCTAGTTCTTTATTCATTATACCCACCTCCCATCTGTATAGTCTTCTGTTATATCTTTACCACATATACAACAGATTACATAGGCTTTGGTGTTAGTATCTTCTTCATCTCTCTGATGTTCTAAAACTGGATGGACACACTCTTCTTTAGGCATACATACCTCCTAGTTTATTTTTTATTAGAATTGCTATTACTATTATCATTATAAATTCTATCATTAGAAATTCCTCCATACTCTATATGCATAGCATACTAGAAAAATAACTAACAAGATTATAATGTGACCTACTACACTTTCTTCTATCATTTTATTTCTCCTAATTAGGATTGATTGTTTATTTATATAAAGTCTACTCTAACAGATACTACTCTACCATCTTCATCATATGTAGCTACAATATCATAGATACCATCTCCACTTCTAGTAGTATGAACAACTCCTAGATTTGGGTCTTGAAATAATGAAGTATGTTGTTTAGATGGCTTGTTCTTAGGATACATTCTCTCTCCTAGTAAATCCCATTCCTTCTCATTATATCTATCAACCATATAACAAGGGTCTGTAATTACTATAGTTCCACTATCTACACAAGTCTGACCTACAACTTTTTCCGTATAGCCTTCATTACTAGGATATGTTACAACGTGTTGTTTATGTTTCATGTTCTACCTCGTTTTGTTTTTGTTTTTGAAATGTCCACTAGAATATATAATTCCAATGGTCGAAAAAAAATTTAGAAATTATAGACTTAAAATATAATCTATATAAAAAAACTAGATATAATATCTAGCTTGTAAAAAAAAATCTAGAAAAAATCTAGATTGAAAATCAAAATTTAAAGACTAATAAAAAACCCTTGAAATTAATCAAGGGTCTTTTATCGTTTCCTATAAAGTAATAAAATTACTTTTTCTTATTTTCTATAATTGCCCCCTTTTCATCAATATGCTTTTTGGCTAATGCGCTTAAACGTCTATTATATTCGTTGCTATTGTTAATAGTCGGATTGTAATACTCATATTTACCTAGCTCATTTTTGCTATCGGCTTCAACAAACAACCTAGAAGACGTGTTGTCCGTAGGGTCATTAATTATCTTATCTAGTAATTGCTTATTATCAATAGTTAATGTATAGCTTCCGTGCTTCTGTAGGCTAGATAATAAGTTTTCATCTATATCACGTTTGATAGTTTGAAGCAATATAGAATCACATTTGCTAGATTTAGTAATTAATCCGTTCTCATTAAGCTTAATTAATACGTTTGTTCTAACGTCACTAGGTACATATTTTACAAACTTTTCAACTTCTAGACTAGATAGCTTTTGAGACTTTTGACCCCTTGCTATCTGCTTAATATCTGTAAATATGTTGTTTACTAGTTCGTTATTTTGAGTATTAGTAGTAGTATTCTTCATTATTAAGATTCCTTATATTTACTAGGAATCTAATCCCTTTTAATTTACTAGGAATCAAATTCCTAGACGTTTTTTTTAACTTTCTAAATAGGGACATCATGCCCTAAATATTGATAATTAATTTACGGAATTTTGATGAAAAAAACTAAACTTTTTTACAATTTATTTTTAATTAATTTGATATTTTTTTAAAGATTAATTTTCAATTTTGATAGTTAAATTTTTTTAATAAACAAGCTTTTTTTTTACGTTATTTAATGTTTAATTTTGTAGGGAATATGCATTTTCTAGAACATTTTACACTAGAACATTAACGTTAATCTAATAATTTTACATTATTTCATGCCGTGCGGTCCTATAATTTATGATTGATAGGGTGTGGGGGAATTCTAGAGGGCGGATCATACATCTCGCCTACCATAGAAAAATATTCACACAACGTGAAACTTAGTTCTTGAAAAATATATAGAATTAACGTTAATTTGTAGTA